TGCAGCCATCGGATCGCTTTGCTGCTGCCACAGTTCACGGCGCAGTCGGCAAGCAGGTTCAGTGTCGCAAAGTCCGGTACTTGGTCAATCTTCGTCCCGGCCAGCATGCGGCGATAGCCGTCGTGGACCTGTTGCTGTGTCGGGTTCGGCCACGGGATATTCCACTGCTGCGCAAACGGCTGCGTCACGCCGCCGGCAGACGTCAGGCCGCCGCGGTCGGCAGGGTCATTACTGACGCCGCCCTCGCGCTGAATGATGCCGTCGATGATCGTGCTGATGGCGGACTCGGGGATCATAATTTCCCCCGCGAACAAAGCTCAAAAACAGTAATAGCAAGGGCAATAGAGAAAATAGCCCAAATAAATAGGAGCACTCCGTCGTTCATATCATCGTCTCCACCTTGATCTTCGCCCCTGGCATCGGCAGCGCGTCGGGGTCGCCTACGTATACCTTGCGCAAGTCGCGGAAGCACACGATGCGCGCGTCGTCAGCGATCACGCCTGCCGTGACAAGCGCGTCTTCGGTCGAACGCAGCAGCTTGGACAGGTCCGGCTTGCGATCGGGCCAGCGCCGCGACTTGTGCGCGCTCGCAGGGCGCTGCAGCGTGAATACGATGCTGGCCATCAGCGGCCCGTCGAGGGGCGCGCTACGGTGCGGGCCTTCGATGCCGCCTATCATCGCCAGCATGCCATTGTCGGCCACATCACGACGCCACGGTTTGACCGCCTTGCTGTTTTCGACCAGCACGCCCTTGCCACCACGCATGCCGACAAACTTTTTGCTTCCCTGGGGCGCAGGTTCGCCGTACACCGTGAATTCCACGACGCGATGCTCGATAGGTTTGCGATCGCGCCTCATTCTGTCAACGCCTTGCGCACTTTGTTCGCGTAGTGTTCCAGCTTTATGAAGTTTGCATTGTCGATACATTCGACGCTGATAGCTGGACCACCGTTGACCAATGTCACGATCACCGCATCGCGCTTGGGCATGACCGGCACGACGGCGCCTTGCGGATCTGGCAGCACTTCGCGCATGTGTACAACCTCGTCGCCAGACTCGATAGCAAAATTTGTCATGGCATCTAGCTGTGATTTAGATGCGAACATTCTCACCGGCTGGTTGTGCATAGGAAATATCGCCCAGCACTCCCGCGGCTTGCGCGGCTCCGGCGCGATGCGGTAGTCAAAGCTATCCCAGTTCCATGAGAACGCACTAGTGTTCTTGGGCTCTATGGCGTCGTCCCATTCAGCCCCGTTATTGCAACTGAACTGAATCGCCTTGCCGTCAAGTGCGGCCTGCATAACGTGCACTCGATATTTCAAATCTCTGTTCATTACCCTCTCCGGTTCTTCGGCAATCGCGGCAGCGGGAACACCTTGCTCCACGGTTCGCCATTGGCAATACGCTGCGCTGCGTCCTGCGACATCGACGGCGGCAGGATCATGTCGTGGTAGTCGCCCATCGCCAGCGCCCCGCGCCAGGTGCCGCACGCGGTACACACGCGAAAGTCGCTGTCGCCGCTGCGGCGGATCATGTGCGCAGGATGCTGGCACGCGCGCTGCGGGGCGCGGCTGGCGTAGTCAGTTGCGTGCATGAGGAAGCAAAAACCATTGAAATGTCGAAACAACAACAATACCGACCATTGCGATTCCCAGTGTGTAAACCGCGTCACCTTTACCACACTGGTATCCGGCAGCGAAAAGTATCATCCCGTCAAGGATGCAAAAACGATTGTTCAGCAGGTAGCCTCTCATGCTACGCCTACCTTCTTCGGTCGATACGTCACAACGCGCTCGTATCCTACGGCATCCAGAATCTTCTCGCCCGGATCACGGCGCCCGTTCAGCACGTCGCCGAGGTATTGCGGGCTGAACCCGAACTCCTTGGCGAACGCCGCCTGCGTCCAGCCTTCGCCATCAATGGCGTTGCGCAGGTAGGACCGGAAACGGTCGGGAGTGAGAATTTGCGCCATCTGAAATTTCCTATGCGGATACGCTTGACAGCGGATTATCCATATGGCAGAGTATTTGTCAAGGCGGTGCGGCGTGGAAGGACACGCAGCGAAGTGAGAGGGTAGCTAGGGTTACTGTCGGGTTACTTACTGATACGCGAAGGCGTTTGTGGCTTAAACCTCAGTAATGCCGGAATTTCGACGGTCAGGCAGTCCGAGATACTGTAGCTGCGAGCCACGTAACGCGTTGGGCTGCGCCTCTCTGCTGAAGGCCCACGAGTCGGTATCAATCCCGGCCACCGCCCCTTACTCAACCAGGAGTCATTGCGCCATGCTCGACCACGACACATGCCAACCGACCGCCGACGTCGTTGCCGCGATTGAATCGCTGCGGCCGTCGAAACAGCGTCCGCTGACGCGCGAAGAATGCACGACGCCGGAACTGCGGCTGGAGTACATCGCGCAGTGGCTGGAGGCGGGTGCGCCGCATGTGGGTGATGTCGCCGGATTCAACATGACTAGATTCCGGCAAGAGAGCGCGTGTGGGACAGTCTGCTGCATAGCTGGTTCAGCTATCCAATGGTGGGGGCAATGGCATCCCGATGGCATGCCATCGGGCATGAATGGCGCTCGCCTTATTGGCGTAAGCCACGAGGCCGCTGAAAAACTATTTTTCCACGACCATCACAACCCCGACCCCGCATGGGCCGCCCGCTGCATCCGCCACTACCAGAAGACCGGAATCGTAGACTGGGAGGCGACGCGATGATCCTCACCCCCGCGCAGGGCGCCTTCTTCATCGTCGTGATCGTCGCGCTGTTCTGCATCATCGTGCCGAGCGTGTACGCGTACAGCGCCGCCAAGGCCGTCGTGCTGGCCGCCTGCGGCATCGCGCTGGTGCTGGCCGTGTACTTTCATCTGGAGGTGACGAAGTGAGCGACCTGAAAATGACCGTATCGGTGTGGCTTACGCTCGTTGCCTGCGCCGTATGTTTTGCGGTCGGACACCTTACTGGGTTAATCCGCGCATCCAGTAAATACGCAGCCATGATTGACTACGCAGCAAAGGAGTTGGCAAAGAATTCTGCTGCTAATCGTGAACTGTTTGCCGCCCTCAAATCTAAGGGGATTTACTGATGGAACACGCACTGCAAGTCCTGCAGCATTTGGGCGACGCCTATATCGGGTATCTGTATTTCCAGGAGGCGGCTGATTGCATACTCAGAATAACTGGGTGCGTGTGCATCTGCTTAATTGGCGGATACGCGCTTTCCATTTTTAAGAAACTGTAATGAGCACCCGCCGCAGCTACAACGCCTGCCAAGCCGAATGGGAAGCGCGCAACCTGCCGCTGCTGCGGTCGCTGTATGGACAGACGCCACCACCAGAGACCGTGGAGGCGCTGTCTGCCTTCGACCTGCATTGCCAGCGCCTGTTCGGTGCGGTGCCGCAAAGCGATAGCGAACGCTATGCGGCGGAAGCGGCGATCGAAAGTGTCGATTGCGTCAAGGGACGCGGGGAGGATTGAAGGCAGCGGAACTGCGAAGGCTGATTCGCTAGACGCATGGCTCAGGATGGTTCGATAGAACCGGGATGCGTTACCGAGCAAAGCCGGAGTTCAGTACCGGCCCGCTGCCTTGAATCTTCACCACAACCACAGGAGGCCTATCGACATAAACCCACACACATTCCCCCATGCAATGAGCTAGCGAGCTGCGGCGCCAGTGTCACGACCGCAGCACCACCACAATGGTCGCCGCCCTTGTGTCCCTGCGGGGCGCAGTTGAGCGACAGCCGGAGCAGCGATCCGGCCGGCGACCGCCTTGAACCCTACGCGGTGAAAGATTCCGCATAAAGGAAAAACATGTCACGCAGCAACCCGAACACCGGCAGCACCAATCCCTGCACCCGCTGGCACGACTGGAAAGGCGACAAGGGGTTTGTTCACTACTACGACAAGGCCGCGCAGGCCAATGTCGATGTCCCGCTCCCGTTCACCTTCATCCTGCTGGATGAGACGGCGACGGTGAAAGGCTGGCACGACGCCAGTGAATCCGGCATCTACGCCAATGAGGTCCGCGACACGCGCCAGGAAGTCTTTGTCGTCCGCGCCTTCAAGGGCGGGGAACTGGCCAGCGGCCACTACGCCGCGATCCGTGACCGCGTTGGCGCGCTGGGCGGCAACTTTGTCGCCAACCTGTACATTGCCTATCGCGTCGGCGACACGTTCGAGTTGGGCAGCCTGCAGTTCAAGGGCGCCGCGCTCAAGACGTGGATGGAATTCCGCAAGATGGCGCGCAAGGATGTGTTCGAGAAGGCCATCACGATCAAGGCCGCGACGAAGGGCAAGAAAGGCAGCATCACCTACTACGTGCCGGAGTTCGTACTGTCGCCAGTATCCGAGGCCAGCAACGCCAAGGCGCTGGAACTGGACAAGGTGCTGCAGGCGCACCTGACCGCGTATTTTGCGCGCACCAAGGACCAGGCGGCTGGCATCTCGAAGGAAGACCTTGCAAAGGCCGATGCGGCATTTGCGCACGATCCGCAGCAGGTCGGAGAGGATGCGGTAGCCGAAGGCGAGGCGAAACACCAGGTGTCACGCGCAACGCAGCAGGAAGCGCAGGGCGCCGAGGAAAAGATGTACGGCTCCGATCCCGACGACGAAATTCCTTGGTGATCTGATGCAACGCCAAGTCAAAATCGAGGGCACGCTGGCGGAATGTCCAGCGTGCAAGCGCCAACCAAAGCATTGGTTGGACATGCGCCAAGGCGGCACGCATGCGCTGGAGTGTTCCCCATGCGGCACGCGCACGCCATTGTTTTCCACATTTCAAGAGGCGGTCGAGTATTGGGAACGACACGACCGACTCGAATACATAAGGGGTAAGGCATGAGCTTTGATGGCGAATCCGGTCACTGGTATACCCGCGACGGCGCCCCGTGCTACGAAGTGCCGGCGAAGTCGAAAGGCCCGGGCGGCATGCGTGGCGTCGACCTGCATGCCGCCACGCATG